GCTTCTAATGATAGCTTTAGTCTAGTCTTGTTGCCCTTCTCGTCAAATAATCTACCTCTACCACTTCCCATTCTAACTAAGAATGAACCTTTGCGTCTAAATTCTGTTGCTGTATTTGGTCTGCCTTTTACTGGTGGTCTTAGATTGCTTCCAGTTACCCTATTGTATCTTGCTCTACCAGATGCACTTAATCCACCTTTTTTATTCTTATCAGAACTTCTTAAACTAAATTTAACCATTTTTTCTAGTGTTAATTATTATTGGTGCTTGTTTCTTAACTTTTAAATTATGCTTCTTCATAAGTAGATCTACGATACATTTAGAACAAGCTTTAATATGTTGCTCTAATTTGTTCATCATTAGTTTATGGCAGAATATACATTTACTCATATTTGATTACCCCAATTATCCCAACCATCTACTTGTTGTCTAGCGAATAGTTCTATTCTTGGTAAATTTCCACATAATTCAACTATATCATTTCTAATTCTGTCTGGTTTTCTGCTATGCTCTCTACGTTTATCCATAACTAATTGTCTTACAGATTTAGATATTCTTTTAGGTTTACCTTTTGTTGCAAGTAAACACATCTCAGGGTTTGCTCTAGTCCAATAACCGAGTCCAGTAAAATATCCTTCGTGTTTGTTTTCTTTAACCCAAGTAAAAGCTACTGTTTTATATTTAAAACCCCATGCTTTAATAACTTCAAAAGCTTGTGGTAACATAGGGTCAATAACCCAAATAAGTAAAATACAATCATCTTCAGATATATTGCTAATAGGTAAACTACAAATATCAGAAATAGACATACAATCGTAATGCTGTGTAGCACTACGTTCATCACCTTTTTTAGACCATGATTTAAAATACCAAGCTGGGTCAGCATAAATAATATTATATTTCTTATTTGGAAATGGTATCATTTTCTACTTCCTTCATTTCAATAACTTCTTTTGGTTCTTCTACTATATCGTAGATCGGTAAAGGAATATTGTCGTCAGTATTTTGTATCTTGTCTGTTTGTCCAAGATAAACTTTACCAAGCCATACGTTCATTAGACTACTATGTAGCTTCGTGGCTAAAGTAAACTGACTTTTTCTTATATTAAGTTTTGCAACATTAATCCCCTTATCGTATGAATCTAATGCTTCTTGATTTCTCCATAGAGTTTGCCTAGAACAACCTATGATATTTGCTACTTCGTCCTTCGTACACATATAACTTGCTAAATCTTCTATTTGTTTCAAAACCTTAGGGGTAAATTCAAATGGTGGACGACCACCTTTGTCTATTACTAGTATCTCTTTGCCCATATTAACCGAAATGTTCGTTAAATGTTCTATTATTCTTTTTTAAGAGATTTGTAAAGGAAGTCTAATAAATCTTGGTTTTGATAAAGTGTGTGGCAGATTCCATTTGCTATTGAATTACATACTACTTCTTCAGCTTTTAATGGTAAATCTAATTTATATTCGTCATGTATCATGTGGCAGATTTCATGGATTAAAGTGTTAGACATTTGAATATCATTTAATGTTTTGTCTAAGGTAAGGGTGTTGTTATCGCAATCAAACTCTCCAAAAATTTTCTTCTTACTGGCTAATTCCTTTTCAATGAAATTAAGTTTAATTATTCTGCTTCCAAAAATAATTTCTTTCATCTAAATCTTGATACGATCTTAGCTATCTTCTTGGGTTGTTTAGAGAATTGTTGCCCCTTCTTTTTTGCCATTCTTTTAGCACGAGTTGTTTGTGCGTATTGAGATGGTGATAAAGCTTTAATTGCTTTTTCAGGAAGGTATCGTTCTCCAGTCTTAGAACTTGGTTTGCCAGATTTAGTTCTCCACTTTTGCTGACTCCAGTTCATTAAGTCTCTTTGTGATTTCTTAATCATCTATAACCACCACCTCTTGCTTTATAAGTCTTTGCTAACAGTTGTGCTTTTCTTGCTGACCATTGACCAGCTTTAGTTCCTGCGACTGATCTACCTTTTATTGAATAGAAAAGTCTCTTACGCATAGTTGGCTTAGTGTAGTTACCAGCTAAATTAACTGTGCTTTTTTTTCTTTTCATTTTTTTTTTCTTTTAGGCATCTTTAGTGGTTTAGGTTTGTAAACTCTATAAGTCCCTTTAGTCTTAACTTTGTTTGTATAAAGCACAGCTAATGAAGAACTTGTTGTGATACCCATTATTTTTTCTTGCCTTTTTTATTTGTCATTTTCTTTGGGGCTTTTTTCATTGAGTGTTTTGGCATTATATTTTATCCTTTATTTTGTTTATCATTCTAACTATCTCTATTCGGTACGTTTGTGAAGTAGAATAGTTGCCCAATGTTTCTGCTAATTTAATAGGGTCTTTTGTTCTTTGTCTTAGATTTCTAAATTCAGAATAGTGATGATTGTTGTTTAATATTGATACATAATCTTTTACTGAACTGCATTTTGTTTTGTAAGTTTTAATTCTCCAGTTAATAGATGCGTCTTGTTTTAATGGAAGTATTCCGTTCTTAGACCAAACTCTAACTCCAAACAAAGCATTACCTTCCTTAGCAAACCTGCTTGTCCCATAATCAGATTCTACAATGGCTTGTGCTATTATTAGTAATGTTGGTATTTGTTCCTGCTTGTTTAAATCAATATTAATGTAAGCTATACATTTTTTCATTGAGTCTATGAATTTGTCGCTGGAACTTGTGTCTATCTTGGGTTCGTAGAATGAACCTATTGCTTTGATATGTTTAATTGTTTCTTGCCTAATCTTTTCCTTGACGATTTGATTAGGGAAAAATGTTCCTACAAAAAATACAGAAAATAGGAATAAAACTATTATTACATAGTCATAGACTTTCCCACTTAATAATTTGATATTCATTATTTTTAAGGTTGTGATAACCTTCCAGCTTTACAGCTTATCTAATTGGATTATTCTTCGTCAGAATCTTCTAGATCTTCGTCTAGATCTTCGTCAGTATCATCATACGTCTCATCTGATTCCATTTCTTCAAGATGATCTTCTAACATATCACGCAAAGAATCAAATTCTGTATTGATCTTATCTTGTGCCTTTTCAAGTTTAGCTATTATCTTTTCTATTTTCATAACTTCTCCTGCTGGTTAATAAAGCCCAAATAGAGATATTTTATAGACTTGTAAATATATAATTTTTAAAGAACTAAATAGATAAGCAAATCAAGAGTTTAATTGACGAAGAACCCATTTTTCATAATCTTCAGAATCAAGTTTTTCACGCATGATTTCAAACTCGTTCTTTTCTCTTGGTTTCTCAATGATCTTAGTTTTTAAGTCTTGCAAGGTAGGAATAGTAATTTTCTTAGGTTTAACATTCATATTGCTAAGACTCTTATCATTTTTATTTATACTATATAGTATATTAGTATTAGTTGTTGTTCTGTGCGACAGAACTTGTTTCACTTTTGGTTCTATATCTTGATATTTGCCATATTTTACAATGCTAAATACACTCAAACGTTTGTGCAGTTTATGTTTCAGGTTGTCTGAATTAATTAAGTTTTTTAAAATTGTAGCCATGTTTCTTGTTGATAACTTAAATCTCTTTGCTAAGTCTCTATAAGCAATAGCAACCTCACCTCTATTTAGTGTTATTTTCTTTTTACGATATATCACTTGTGTTGGTTTATGAGAAGCCATAGCAACCAAATATATAAAAACAGCAACTTCTAACTGATTATTAAAATCTTTAGAATTAAATATCTTCCTATGTAATGCTATCCAACCATCATTCATTTTAAATCTTCCTTAACAAGTTCTATTACTTTGTTAGTAAAACTTTTTAAACCATTCTTCTGACAATCTTGCACCGAAGCATAAGCCGAGAACCAACTCTTTTTATAATGCTTACCTATTTCGTTGTATGATTTTTTTGAGATTGCTCTTATGACTGCCAAACATATTTTGTTATGTGGTACTTTAAAAAAATCTATATCTTTATAAAGTTTACTGTTGCAAAGAATCTTTTGGCACGATTCTGAAATAGTTTGTATTTCCATTAAAATATCCTTCTTCCTTTAGTGTGTTTACTTTTTTGCACTCACTAAGAGTACAAAGCTTAACGGATATTAATATAGGATTTATATTATACTTCAACCAAAATTTTATCTCATTCATTCTATGCTGTTCTAAATGATGATCGCAACATAAGGGTAGGCAATAAGCATCATTCTTTAATCCTAATCCTACATTTCCTTTAGGTAAGTTTCTTATGTGGGCTACTTGGACTTCAGGGTTCTTACAAATGATACAAGGGAAGTTTGATGCAATCCAACGTCTGTGCTTCTCAGATTTTATAATCTTTGCCTTCGGTATTTGCACTATTTTTTTTTAGGTTTTCTTCTGCGAGACTGGCTTAAAGCAATAGCTATTGATTGTTTTCTACCTTTGCCTTCTTTTAAAAGCATAGATATATTCTTGCCTATGTTTTTCTTACCATATTTTAAAGGCATAAGTGATTCGTTTTATTAACGTGGGCAAAAAAGGGAAGGCACTTTTCTACCCACAATTACAATTACATTAGATAGAACAAAATGGCAACAGTTTAAGTCATTGATTATATTGATATATTTCTTATATTAAGCTGTGGATAATCAACTTATAAGCTTGAAGTTAAGATTTTTATAATTATATTCTTTTTATATGGAAAGCAAAAAATTAAATCTTAAAGTTGGAGACAAAGTTGAGATTTATTTAAACAAATCAAAATTACATTCTGGTTATTTTGGTTTATGGGTTGATGGAGAAGTAGTTGGCTTTACTGCTAAAAAAATCAAAGTATTAAACTTTGGAGTAGCAGATGTATATAAAGACCCTAAATATCCATTAGCTTATTATTTGCAGAAGTATGTAAGAAAAGTAAACTAAACATAAAGGGAAATATGCTTACATTAACTGAAAAAGAAACAAAGCTAGTTGATTATCTTTTGGCAAACACAGATGGTTCTGATGGACATATTTGTTCAGAAAAATTTATGGACTTAAAAGAACTTGATTGGTCAATGGAAACATTAAAAGGAGTTTTTGGTTCATTAGTAAATAAAAAGATTTTAACTTATGGAGATTATATACCTGACCATAATGCAGAATCTTATTA